CCGCGCGAGCTTTGCGATCCTGTTCGTCGATACGATATTCCGCTTTCGATTCGCCGTTATGTCGCTGAGCCTTGCCGCCATCGGCGCGAGCTTTGCGATCCGATGGTGGCAAGGATTCGCTAGGCGTTTGTTCTGGTCTAGGGCTAATCTGCCATAATTTATTTCTGTCGCCCTCTCTCATCGCGAAACGATGAGCCTCTTCATATGAAGGGAAGCTCCGAGTAGTATCCCCTGGTCGCGTAGCGTGGAAATTGGCCGCCCCGCCATCCGCGCGCGCCTTTCGGTCGCCAGTGATGCGAACTCCCGTAACCTCATTGGCGATACCTCCCTTCTTCAACCCGCCAGCCCCGGCCATCAAGCCCGCGTGCGTAGGCTGGAACCCCGATCCATACAGTCCGCCAGTCGGGACATTCGGAGCAAGCTGTTGCGCCGCCGTAGGTCCGCCCGTGCCGCGAGACTTCCGCCCCGCATGATGATGCGCCTTGTGGCCTTCGACCTTTCCGCCCTTGGCGAACGCGCGAGGCTTAGGCTGGCATGGCCCGGTTTTTTCCTCCGTATGAAGTTCGCCAGGAACCTCATAACCGGAGGCGTCAACCTTGCCGCCTTTGGTTGAGTTGAGGACGTGTTCGACGCGCTCTTTGCGATGCGAACTGTTGTACTTATCGGCGTGTTCAGACATGGCTTTTATCCCTTAGAAACAGAACCCCAATCGTCCGACAACACGTCGGTTTGAGACGCCAGCCACGGGACGAACTTTTTGTCAGCCGTGTACATAATGATAAATGGCAAAGTGCTTTCTGGAACAATCGCCGCAACATTATGGTCTGCCGACCATCCGGCGCGGACATAAGCTAGCCACATTTCCTTTCCGTTCCAACCAGAACGGGAAACCCGTTCGCCGCGCTTTAAAGCGGCAAGCGCCCATCCAAAATCTTGCGTATCTCCGTTGTGCATGGCTAAGCCGCTTTCTTTCGTTTGAGAACCTGACGCGCTAATCTCACGGCGTTTTCAACATCGCCGCCATCCGCTTTATGACGACGCGAAACCTTCATCTCGGCATGAAGAAAGCCGCCTCGCTCCCACCCGCCGCCGTCGCCACCCGAACTGCCCGACGATCCACCGTCGCCGCCTGTAGACCCACTATCGCCGCCGCTATCCCCGCCGCTGTCACCGCCAGCCGCCGCAGTCCCGCCTTCTCCCGCACCGGACGCAGCGCCACTAGAACCTCCGTCTCCCGCACCAGATGCTGCGCCACCGCCATCGCCCGCGCTTGCCGAACCCGCCCCCGTTGCGCCATCGCCGCCATTCGATCCGTCTCCCGCCGCCGCGCCGGTTGCTCCGCTTTCGCCGTCCGATGCCGCCGCAACGCCAGGACTTACACCAGTATCGCCAGCGCTAGCGCCAGCAACGCCGTCCGATGTTGTAGCCGCCGCATCGGAACCCGCCGTTGTACCGACCGCATTACCAACGCCTACGCCCTCGTCTCCAGACGTTGCCGCGTCCGAGCCAATGCCATTAACGCCAAGGCCGGGAGACGTAACGCCGTTGTCGGCGTTCGCTGTAACGCCCATATTCGCTACCGCAGCATCCATAGCTTGCGATTGAGCCATAGCTTGAGCAAGTGCGGCTGATAGTGATGGAGCAAGCATTCCAGTCGTGACGTGGCCAGCAGCGCCCGTATCTGAACCTATGCCGCCTTGACCGTCAGCAGCAACGCCGGGAGCGGCGGGAGCCGCAGGCGCGGCAGGCGCGGCAGGCGCGGCAGGCGCGGCGGGAGCCGCAGGAACGCCTACAGGGCCGAGCGGACTTTCCGTTACCGAAGGCGTAGGAGCCAATGAAACTGTCGGAGCGGTAATACTCGATGCATCCGCCGTCGCCATTGCCTGATCGTTGGAATATGTCGGGTCTTGATTTGTAAGTTTACCCGTAGGAGGTGACACGGTAGGAGCCGTCGCGTTCGGATTGGAAAGCGCATTCATATGCGCCGCAGCCGTAGCCGCATCAGCCGCAGCCGCAGCATCGGTATAATGCGAAGTAGGAGAAGCCGCATTTGCTCCTGTTATTCCATCAGTCGTTGTCGCCGGAACGCCCGTAACGCTTCCCGATACAACGCCGGGAGGCGCAACGCTGGTAGTAGGCGCGGTATCCGCAGGCGCAGGACTTGATGGAGCGGTGTTCGCCGTTACAGAGGAAGCGGGAGCGGCGGGAGAGGAAGTCGCAGGCGCAGATGGCGCGGTATCCGCAGGCGCAGGACTTGATGGAGCGGTGTTCGCCGTTACAGAGGAAGCGGGAGCGGCGGGAGAGGAAGTCGCAGGCGCAGATGGCGCGGGCGCAGATGGCGAACTCCCGCCAATCCCCACACCTTCATCCCCAGAAGCCGCAGCGTCCGAGCCAATGCCATTAACGCCAAGACCGCTAGTTGACGGCGCGTTGCCGCCCGATACTCCAGCAGGCGCGGAGCCGCCTCCAATAGGGTTTTGCACGGCAGCGTTTATTGGCGCGGGAGAAGATGGAGAAGCGGACGGCGCTTGCGTCGAAGCCGCAGCCGTAGGCAACGTCGGGTTTGGGATAGCGTTGCCATTCGGCGTAAACGGACTTGCGCCCGGCTTGATCGGGATTGTCGAAGCCGTTGGCACAGTCCATGACGGGATTTGAACCATGCCATAGCCGGGGAGATAGACCGATCCGCCAGGGGCGCGTTTGATCCTCTTGGCGATCATGATGGCTTGGCGCATGGCCTTGTCAGGATCAGTCGGGAACATTGGGCTTACCCTTCGCCTTGCTCATGGCCTTCAGCTTCTCACTTTCCAGCGAGCCCTTCGCATCCCGATCCGCAACCTTATGCTCTCCATCAAACGCCATATCGCCCTGATGCTGCGCCAAATCCACCGCCTTGTGCATGTTCTCATGCTGTTGCGTGCTGTTGTGGATCATAATCTCTTTCGCCAAATTCATCGTCGCCAAATGCTCGGCACTCGAACGGTCTGCTTGCTCATTCCTGGCGCGCAACGCCAAATCCGCCTGATCCACGTCGGCAAGCTTGGCCTTCGTATGGGCGTCCATCAAAGCTGTTTTGGCCTTGACGATATCGAGCGGCTGCGTCCCGCCGTCTCCCTTGCCCATATCCATTTGCAGACGAGACTTTTCAAGGTCAATCTTACCCTTGACCTCATCCGACTTGGCTTGAGCCATAATGCCCTTTGCCTTCGCCTCGTCTAGTTTGGCCTGACCCTCTTGCTGCATCTTGGTAAGCTCTGGCGGCGGCTGACCCATCGCGCTCGGGGGAGCCATGAACTGTTCGGGATTGCTAAAGCCTAGCGCCTGAATACAAGCCCGGTCAATCGCAATCGGATCGTACAGCGAAGGCGATTGAGCCTGCAATTCTTTCAGCGCCGCCAACTTCATAAGACGCTGTATCTGAGACGCCGTGTTCGGATCGGCTTGCGGAACCAAATTGCAATCGTCCAAAGCTTGTAAGAACGTATCCTCATCCCACTTGCGCGTCGGCTTCCTATTTTTCTGCCAGAAGCTTTCGGGATGCTCTCGGAAGCACTCAGCCAAGAGTTGCAATTCCGTCGCCTGCGAGGCGTGCATCCGCTTATGAACGCTGTTCAAAATCTTGGTTGCGCCTTCGATCAACGCAAGCGTGGTTCCCACCGGAGCATCAGATTTGCCTTCTCCGACCGGCATTTCCGCCGTTCCGCCGACGCGCTGGCCTGTTTCGACCATGTTTTCAATCAACGCCATCAACGAAGGCGCGGACTGCATATTGTAGGGAAGCGGCATTACCGCTTCATTGATCGGCAGTCCATTTGTTTTGACCTTGGCCGCGCCGCCTGGAGGAACGCGAAGAATGTTTGTGTCTTGCCTCATTCCCATATCGGCGATCAAAAAGCCGGGGAAGTTGGCATACATGCCCAAGTCCAACAACTCACGCCAAGCGGCTGTTACCGCCATAGTCGTGTTGCCAAGAATGTTGAGCAGGCCAATATCGTAGAAGCCAAAACCGGGAACGAACGTATATTTAACGAACGTGTCTTTCGCTTCCGGCAGTTCCTTCGTGTCCTCATCGAAATTGCGGACAATCGCCAAAATCTCTTTCGTCGAAACATCAATCGTCACGCGATACGGAATTTCCAATCCCGTGATCTTGCCTTTAGATTTGTGTTCAAAACTAAGAATATCAAGCTCGCAATAGCACTCGTAAATTTCACGATCCCGATCATCGGGACGCATTGATGTTTCTGTTACGCCCTGCTGCGCCATCTTCTCGCGCTTGACCGCATCGCGCTCTGCCATCATCGGCGTATGCAAATCTATATCGCGATAGACGCCTAGAATTTGCAAACGCTTGACGGTCGAAGGCTTCATCATCACGCGATGAGTTACGCGCTTGGCGTTGCGCAAATCTGTCGCGTCATTGTTGACGATCAAATCCTCTGCGTCCACATGCTCACTGACAGGGCGATTGCGGAGTGGGCAGGAATAGACTTTCTTGAACGCCGTGCCGCCAAAGCCGAGCATCAGCAACATGCGGTCTGTATCGGGGTAGTATTCTGTAGCCGTGACTGTTAGATAATGATTGAAGTCTTTTTCAAGCGCGTTCGCCAGCGTGTCTTGGTTGACGGTTCCGTTATTGCTATCATCGCGGATTTTAGCCGGCCCGTCAGTCGGAAGCATTTCGGATCGGGCGTTGGCCTGAAACCTAAGCACGGCCTCTTGCAAAAGGGGATGGCGAACTTTGCTCATTCCTTCGACGGGAGCGCCGTCTGCTGGCTGAGACCCGCCTGGGCTTTCCAGACTTAGCCCGAGCAGGCGAATACCTTTTGCGCGTTCCTCGATCCAATCCTTGCGGCTTGTAATATCGTCCTCGATACCGCGCATTAAGTCTTCGGCGATGCGCCCTAGTTCGAGTTTGTCGATATCGTCAACTAGGTTATCGAACCATCCAATTTTGCGCTTGGGTTCATCGTTGATCGGCTTGCCGTCCAGGCTGATCGTTATCGAGCCGTCCGCGTGTTCGATCTTGATGACGTTGCCGTTGTCATCAACGATAGGCTTATCGCCGCCATTATCTCCGGTTTCCTCGATGATAACGTCAGGGCCGAGGTCTGGAGTTTGCGGTTGAGGAAACGGTGATCTGATATTTGGCGATAGGCCGGGAGTTAGGGACAACTGTTTTATCCTAAGTACAATACATCAGAAGGTGTACGCTCACGCATTTCTATTTCATTCAGATATTCCAAGAATCTACGCATAGTGTCCTTTAAGAACCTTGGCTTAGTCCCCTTGGGAAACTTCCTATGGCTTGCCGATACCTTTATCAGCTCGTCCAAATCAGGATCGTCGGGGAACTTTTCACGCCATTCGTCCACATCTTCTCGCGTCAAGGCAA